AAAAGTAACCGGAGAAATTTCCCACAGCTCAAGCTTTTTTAAAAACCTCGTGTATATCTCACCCTTTTCCATAACTTCATATGAATCAGGATCTCGCATACCGTTGGCAAGACGCGGTAAATCATAACCTATACTTAGCCCTTTGATCGCGCCTTTACGCATCAAGGCGAGCGTCTCACGTGCTCTCTGTACTTCTAAAATCAGTTGCCCCTCAACATATAATCCTTGATCAAGCTCTTCAAGCTTTTCCCAGATACCAATGGGCTCCGATGGGTTGTGCTGATAGAGCATGGCGATCCCATTTTTATTTCGACCTCCTTGAGCAATAGTATCTTTGAAGGCTCCTTTAACTACGATATCACCATGAGAATCAGGAGCACCACCGAAAGTAGAACCCCACCCCTTGAATCTTCCCTCATCATCGATCCCACCTTCTTTAAGATCAAGCGGTATTCCCATAATGGGATAACTCGGACCGCTGGAACTTGCTTTTCTAAAGAGCCTGTTGATATCCATTTCTCACTCCCTCTGCTTTTATTTCTCGTAAACTATGTCGTTGTCTTGGTCTTTAAATGGTTTTTTATGTAAATTTTTTCCATATGCAATTTCTTCTGGGATCCCATCTTTAAATGCTTCACAATAAACGAACTCAGTTGCTTCTGTTCCATCTGATTGAGAAACACCTAAAAAATGTTTGCATCCTCTTTTATAACAATTAGGCTCGAGTATCATATTAATCCTCCTCTTCACCATCGGACCTATCATCTTCTAATGGGATAATGATCTGCTTGCCTTCTTCATCTACAAACTCGATTGATTCCAACCAATCATTAAATTCTTTCTCTGACATTATATACCCCCAATCAAATCCCATACCAATGGATTGATGTAAGACTTCTTTGCCATGGCTGGAGTATTAGCGAGAAAGGTACTGACTTTATCAAGAACATTTTTAGTGATGGCTGCTTTCTCTTTAGCCGACCATATTTTGCCGCCATATTGTTTTAGCTCTTCGAAAGCTACTCTTGTTCCATGATATGTTCTAAAATCTTTTACGGAGAATTTTTTACTCCCAGCAACCTCTTTCAAATAGTCATTCAACTTCTTTGCGGAAACATCTGGAAATAGCTTTTCTCCTACAGCAGTTTTTTCTTTTCTTGCAGCAAGCCATTTAGCCAAAGTAACATCTTCAATTTCATACTGAACAGGGAGACCTTCTTTAGCAATAAAATTCAAAGTTATTTTATTGCCTTCAACTATCAAATGCTCATTCTGTAAAGTAGTCAGGCCGTATGCTTTTGTCTTCGCTTTAAAATCTTTCATAGAACCAACACGGATAGCTGTTCTATTTTCTAACTCAAGGACAAATGCTCTGGCGTCATTACTCTCTATTCCTTTTCGAATCCCTTCTTTAATAGAAGGCATTGCTTTTGTAAATGCTTGCTGTCGAGCAAACTTCTGCTTTGCTGCCTCTTCTACATGCGCCGCAGAATAACGATACTGCCATCTGCCTGCTTTATCCAAACCAAGAGCTTGAATTTTCTTTTTAGGATCTGTAGCAACAATTACATTTCTCCAAGCAGGGGGAAGAGCCATTCCATTTAAACGCTTGAGAGCAGCTTTGTCGATAACTTCTTTCTCCATCAAATACCACTTACCATTCTTTCGAACATAATCGGTACAAGGAGAAACAGTATCTTTGTAAAAAATAGCCTTGCTGCCCGGGAGTAAACAATGCACCAACTTCTCGATAACTGGCATTGGCTTCTTTGATTTGGCAGGTTTCTCTTTTGGTAACTTGCCAGCACGAACTGGTTTAACTTTTCTAACCTTGGCAACCTTTCTCGGGAAAATAGATGCCATAACATCTTCTATTGGTTTTGGTAATTTTTTAGCAGACGAAGTATAACCGGGATGAAACCAAGCACAAACTGACTCTGCCCATCCCTCACCTATGTCCGTCGCAGCATATTGAGAAACTTTTAATTTCTCGGCTTTTTCAAGTGTGGACCAGCTTCTTGCAAAAGCAATTCTGCCTTTCTTTAATGCTTCATTATGACTGGCATTAGAAAACATATGATGGGCATATTCGTGATTGAATGTATCAATAAAATTATCTTTCGCAACATTCCATTTGCCAAGTGTCAATGTTCTCTCTCTAATAACCGGAGAACGTGCCGCCAATGTCATGGTATTGCCACCAAGCGTATATGTTCCAGAAACTCTGGAACCATTACTAATAAACGACTGGCCATTAAATAAAGTATTCCCTAACAATCCTTGACCGTGTTGCATAAAGTCTGCTACTGTACTGAATTCATTTTTAATTCGATCTGATTCTTTCAATATACCATTTAAAATTCCAAGCTGAGTATTACTTGCCATCTTTTCATTTGGATCCCAATAGCCAAGCTTATTCGCTCTGAGTCTATCGGATACTTCATCAAGAGTTTTCGCTGGAACAAAATCATCTTCAGGAATTACTTCTGGCACTATGCTTGGTTTTCTTCTTGGCTGAGGGCCCGGAATATTTGGCTTAACTTGATCCGCTTTGACAGTATGATAAGTGATAACACATCTACAGTTGATCGTATTCCCGGGATGGCCTTTTGGATCTCCCGGATATTCTAACTTATCCCCAGAAACATCAAAAGGTATTTCAAGGCCTCTTTTCTGACCATTGGCTCGAATATGATTGTATCTATCTTTTATCCTTGCTCCACGAACTCTATCATCCATCGTAGCCCGCCAGATTCGATCGTGAGAATACCCAGTGGACTTCACTGATTGATTAATAGCTTTACTTGCAGCACTATGGGTTTCTGTTCTCACTATTCTCGTCGCCCTGACTTTATTAAGCTCGGTACTACCTTCCCTCAATTGTTTAACAAGATCAGCGTTACTCTTTCCGTCACGCATCCCTCTTTTAATTACACCATGAATCATTTGTTGGGTAGTACCTGCAATCAGTCTTGACTTTGACAATGCACTTTCTCTTGACCATTCCTTTACGCTCCCCCAATAAACATCTTCCATCCCTTTTATATTTGGAGCTTGAAGGCTCTTCTTGTATTGCTTCTGGAATTGATCGAAAGTAAATGTCCCAAAAAAAGATAATATGTTTCGATAATCAATAGTCAATCTTTTAACCATGACTATTCTATGTTGATTAATTACAGGGCCAAAATCATGACCGTTATGTTCCAGAACAGTAGCAGCAGCGCTATAAACTTGCTGTAGTAAGGCATACCAATTAGGGCGGAGTTTCCTCTCGTAGCTCTCCATGAGCTTTAATAGGTATCTTTGATACCTTGCCGCTTCTGCTTCTGTTCTGAGATTAAACATATTGGCCTGTATTATACAACACTTTTGATAAAGTTATATCTTAAAAATTAATCCTTACACTTGCCCTTACACTTATCCTTGTTCTTTTTATCTTTCTCACACTTACATTTGTCTTTGCCTTTTGCTTTTTGCATTGTCTTTTCCTTATTTTGTTGTTTCATTCCACTCGGGCGGATCGAACTTATCTATCAACCATTTTAATGAATGCTTGGCTTTGGGCCACTTATCATTGAGAAAAACATCTCTCAATGAATCCTTAGCAATTTTTTGCTCCTTTCCGGGATTAGGATATGGAAAACTGAAATCCTTTCCCTGTGTTCTAAACAGATGAGCATACCAAGTTCTTTTATTGCACTTTACTTCACCGCCAGATAGCCAAGTTTTCAATGCTACTTCCGCTCCTTGCCCACCCCAAGAACCCCATGACTCATCACAGATATTTAGTTCCCAATACTTATCGCGGGTCATCATAAAACAAGATCCCTGTAAGGACATAGTGTCTACTATATTGCCTTTTTGTTTTTTCTTATACTCTCCCCAATATTTAAACTCGAGCTGAGAGTTAATACGATACGAAGTTGAATTAGGACTTGGCTTGGCTCTCCATAAAACATCTTTGTGCATAGTGCCGCCACATTTCTCACAAGGTTCAGTAGGGCCTTGATACTTACGATGGCTACAATTATCACATACCCAATCGAAGACATGGAGATTTTTCATCAACGGAACCATCGTATAATGATCTTTCATATCTTCGAGCATTATCCTATCAAAGCCCTGATCGAAAGCACAGTGAGCATCACACTTCATCAAGTACTTAGCCTTCGATAATTTAGCTGCCATATTTGTAGCTGCTCTTTGGCCGATAGACTCTTGAAGATAAACGACCGTCAATCTCTCATGTTGAGGTATCGGTGGGTCTGCGAGCTGACCATCTAATACTGTAA